TTAGCAGATGCACTTTGGTCTAGCAGTTCATTATCTCTCCAAACCTTAAAGATATTTGGTTTGATACCACGAACAACTTTCCATTCAACATTACCTACAGTAAATTCAACTTCAACAAGACAGTCTTTCTCGTTAGTTGCATTGATTAGTTGTGGTTTATTAATTTTACGAAAAGGTTTACCAAATAAAGAAAATGTAAGCGCATCTAAAATAGTAGATTTACCTGCACCATTAGTACCGATAATTAAATTTGTGTTGTTTTGAGTAAGACTGACTTCGGTGAATTGGTTTCCAGTAGAAAGAAAGTTTTTCCATCTAATAGTTTTAAATAATATCATGCTCAGTATCAGGGGGAATCACAATGTCATTAGGAGTAATAATTGTGTAACTGTAATTATGCAGCACACATGTTTCAATCATAGCCTCATTATCAACTTCAATAACGTGCATTTCTGGACTACCAGAATTCTCTAACATCATAGCATATCGCGATGCATCGTCTTCTTCTTGAAAGATATAAAGAATATCTGTTCCGTCTTTGTTAGCAACAGAATATGCCCCGTCAGTTTCTTTTCCTAAAATCGTTAAAATAAACATTACACCATCTCACATGCCTCTTGATACGTATCTCGGATAATATTTTGAATCTTTGATTTGTCAAGAGTTACTTCTGCCTCTTGAATATATCTATCCAAAATAGAAAGCGTATCTTCAGACTCCATAGCAGAAAATTCTTTATCATCATACCATCCACCAAAATCATAATTTTCTACGATCTTTAGTTCGGCAACACCTATAGAATATAGTTTATCAATAACCTTCTCAAACTCTTTAACTCTTGGTTTGTTCCTAACAATAACTTTTACAATTTTATTTTCATATGGAGTAACATCTACCATTTGATGAGACTCATCATCATAATACAAATTGTAGAACATCCGATATGGATTATTAATCGGAGTCAATTCTCTAGTATCTGTATCAAAGATATGAAAACCTCTAGAGTCATTTACATCATTCCAGAACATTTCATAAGGATTACCCAGATATGAAATCTTACCATCAGAAGAACGTGTATGATAGTGACCACTGTATACAGTAGAGAATTTAGAGAATACTTCTTTATCCATACCGTGGTCCATCACCACATTCTTATGTGCCCTGAACCCACTGAGCTCAAGGTGACCCATAGCACAGTCATACTTAGTATTATTAAGCACTTTTAAAGTATCTTTTTCGTTCTCATCATTAATCCAAGGAACAAATACTACTCCAAGTTTATCAAGTTTAACTTCTGTTGGTTCAGAATATATAATAACGTTTTTATATTCGCGAAGTAGTAAGTCAACTGCATTGACATTATTAGTATTTTTATAGTATGCAGTATGATTACCAACGATAGTATGAACAGTAACTCCCATATCTTGGAGTCTGTCATAGTAATTATTCTTTGCCCAAGAGAGTGCCGAAAAATCAATACCTTTACGACTATCAAATGTATCACCCATATCTACAATAGTAGTAATGCCCTCTTCCTCAATAGTGGGGAAGAAGACATCATTGTAGAACTTTAAAAAATAGTCATGAAAAAGTTTAGAGTTCTTACGGGCACCAAAGTGCTGATCTGTAATGATCGCAATTCTCATTGATAACGGAGTTTACTATGGACAGCGTCCTTGATACTATTATACTCGCTGTAGTTGGATCCGTCAAGGGTGTTGTTGTCGTCAAAGACCTCACTGTACTCTGACCGTTCAATAATCTTGTTCTTGATTTCTAACTGTCTTTTCTCTCGCTGAATACGACGCAGAAAAGCGTAATGAATAATCTGAGTGAAATACGCAAAAGGGTTCTGTGATTTTTCTGGGTTAAAGTTATGTATATACTGAACGCAATTCTCAATTCCGTCAGAGATCATGTCCTCTTTGAACATATAGTTGACGAAATTAGGTTTGAAAGATAGATGATTAGCAATCTTTAAAAAACACTCTCCAATATATCGTGGAATACAAGGTTTAGTTTCCCATCTCTGTGACCTATCTTGTTTAGTAGGTTCTCTGCCGTTCAAAGCAATAAAAGTTCTTTCAACTTCACTACGATAATCAACGAGTGCAGCAAGGAATTCTTTATTATTAACGTAATGTTCTGACCTTTTCCTCTTGGCCATCGTAGTGCCTACCATAAGTTTTCATCTTAATATGTATATATTATATCATCAATACATATACTTGACAAGTATCCAAACCATGTGTAGAATACCTTTGTGGGGTTTGAAGAGATAGCTATAGATTACTTAGATTCTTTAGGATCTTTATTAGAACCTTTATAAATCTTCTCTAGGATTTCTTTTGCATCTCTTACACTAGAAAGATATCCCATCTTTCTATCTATTTTAGAAGAACCATCATTTTTGTCTTTATTACTGCCAGTTCTAACATATTCCTGATACATCATTATAATTTCTATATCAGATGATTCTGATAGAGTAAGAACATCATCCAATCTAATTATAAACATATCTTCAGATGTAGTCTTTAACCATGGTTCTATTTTATAACCAACTACATTATCTGTTTTAGATTTAATTTCCTTTACATTAATAGGATTAGAAACTATTAGCATCGTTCTGTCTTGCTCTTCAGAGGCTGCTACTTTAGCAAATATTTCTTCTCCGCTTCTAAGTTTAATAGTTGCGTAAAAATCTTCTTCTATCATATTCCTCCGTTGAGTTGTATTGTAACAATTTCATAATTAAACTTCTCCTCATTATATTGTTTAATCCGCTCTATAAAATGATTAAGCGTATAGTTTCTTCTTGTAGTAGTTGAACAGTCGTCAGATATATCGTATAAAGTTGCTTTTAATTTGTTTTTTCCCTTTCTAAGCACACGTCCAATGCTTTGAAGGTTTCTGATTCGGGATTTGCTAGGTGAGGCGAAGATAACATTATGGAGATTTTTAATATTGATACCAGTAGAGAAAGTTCCATAAGATGCAACAATAATGGCGTTGTCTTCTCTTTCAGTTATTTCTCTTACTAACTCTCTTTCTTTAGTATCAACTCCACCGTGGACAAAAAATACTTTTTGGTTATCTTTCTTTTGATTATTTATCTTGTCGAAAAGAAGTTGTCCATGTGCTTCTACTCTTGCAAATAGCACAAGGGTATTACCTTTAGTATCTAACGCAAGATTGGTAATAAAATTATTTCTTTGTTGATGAGTAATTATGTATTGTACTTCATCTTCAAATACATCAAATTTGCGAGGAGGATGTTTGAGAACAATACACTGAATATCTAATTGAGATAAATGTCCTTGCCTCATCAACTCATCTGTTCTGGTCACTTTGTATGAAGGACCAAAGACCCCTTCTAACACCCACTTATGCGTCTGTGTGCCGTCTAAAGTTCCAGTGAATCCAAATCTATACTTTGCATGATGAAGTTTGGTCATGATGTTAATTAGAGACTTAGACTTGAATAAGTGTGCCTCATCACCAATTACCACATCATATTCTTCAAACCAAGATCTTTCTAACTTATAGATAGATTGCCAGGTAGTAATGGTTATAGGAACATTACTATACTTTTCTCGACCAGAATAGATACGGTGACAGTATGAATCAGCATCCCAACCATAGTCAAGAAAATCCTTGTGCATCTGCTCTACAAGAGATGTCGTTGGAACAACTAAAAGAACTTTTTTCCCTTGGTTCTCGTAGTATCTTACAAGAGAATAAATCATCAAAGATTTGCCAGAAGCAGTGGGGCTTATCAATAGCTTTCTATTGTGTTTTAAAGCACCGTATACTCCCTCAATTTGATACTTCCTGGGAGTATGAGAACAAATGGAATGCATATAATCCTTGACACCTTCATATGATATCTCATCATTCTCTTCATATGGGGTGCCATAAAATTTATTATCCTCAAACGTGTAAGAATAATCGTATTGCTTACAGAAACTTATAATTTTATCTAACAGACCGACATAGATTTGTTTGGAACGCATATCAAAGAGATGTATCTCTCCGTTCCAATTTCTACCCCGATACTGCGGCATAAATTTTGCATTAGGAACCTCAAACTTAAAGTGGTCTCTAAGTTCATACTCTATATGAGGTTCTGTATTGATTTTTAAAAATACTTCGTTGGACTTAGATATAACAAGATTTGCTGACGTATCAATCACAAAGATCCATTCATCTAATAATATTTATTACATATTCTCAAACTTATATTCCAATATTATTCTATACAAAGAATCTCTTAAGTACCAAAGATGTTCTTGTTCGGTTGGATGTCTAGCAGGAGAACCTTCCCAATTTTCAATTCTTTTTAAAACGCAGTGATGTAAGAGGTAAATATCCTCTATGGTTAAATTAACTGAGTAATCAAAATCTTGACTTGGTTGAAATTCTTCATCCATTATCCGAGTCCTGCATTAAACCTCATAAACTCAATTGCGTTTTTAATCTGATAAGTTCTATTAGTTATCTGTTTGAGTATACTCTCAATATAAACTAGCATTGTATCGTAATAGTCAATTTTTAATGAAACCCCTGAAAGTTTTTCATCTGCATCCAAATATTTTTGCATAGTATCTTTATCTCTAATTTTTTTAGGAAAAGGATTGTCTATGTAAATTTCTGGGTCCGATTTTCCACTAAAATATTCATAACGTTCGTGGCGAATATTCTTACGTTGCTGCTCTGCTTTTTTTCTTAAAAGAAAGATTGTATTATATAATTCAAAATATTTTGCGTGGAGTGCTGGAATACCTAAAGACTCATTATGTAAATTGTCTGGGTCTATTTTAGAATCTTTCTCCCACATATCTTGAATAGATTCAAGATCAAAACTCATAAATCTTGTCCTCTAGTATTTGTTATATTATAGTTAGTATACTTGAAAGATACCTCTGCTGTAAAGTATTCGATATCAGTATCTGTAGCATCAAAGGTTAATGTTGATAATGAGTATGGAAACAGGTCTTTAAAATTAACTTGGAACTTAGGTACGTTATTGCTACTTAAAATTTGAAGAGTACCATCAGAGTAGATATTATCCCCTTGCCCGTCAAAAATAGTATCAATACTATTTGGTAAAGTTTTTTGCGATTCAAAATCATTAAACTCTTTTAAACTATCTGGGAAACCTAATCCACGAATCCATTTTTGAATTTCCATATAGTTTCCAAAATCTTCATCAATAAGATAACGTACTGTTAAATCGCCAAATTCAATTTTATCACCAGGAACTGGAACATCTTTAAGGTAAGAAGGTTGAATAACTACTCCCAAATCCATTGCGGGAATATTTGCTTGATTACAAAAATATGATACTTGCGGAATTCTATCAATCCTGAATATAAACCCAACAGGTGCCAAATAGTTCCTATTCTCAATGGGCGTTACATATGACATCGGTTTTTAGATATTTAGCATAAAAAAGACCCCCTCGATGAGGGGGTCTGAAAGGACATGTGGGGCAACCGCTTCCGCAGCAACCACTTGACTCACATGAGGTTCTTAACGCGAACGCGACGATAGTAGCGGTTAGCGTTGGTGGTGAGTGCGCCGAGACCTTGCGAATCGCCTTGTGCGAAGGGATTAGCAACCATGCCGTAGCGCGTCTTGAAGCCAATTTTTGGCTGGAAGGTGTTCTCGCCAACTGCACGAACCATCTGAAGAGGAACGTAAGGGCAGTAGAACAGACCTGCGTCATAAGGGGAAGAACCCTTATAACCAACGACGTAATACTGGTCAGAAGTGCCAGTGCCGGTGTTTGCCGAATAAGGATCGATATATACGCGATACTTACCTTGGAGAACACCTGCGAAGGTGTTGCCGGTGTCGTCAACGTTCAGGTTAGCGTTGAGTGCAGGGGTGTAATCGAGCACGCCTGCCATGGTCAGAGCAGAAGCAACGTCTGCGGAGCAGAGGATGATGTTGCCCTTTCCACGACGAGTGCGCTGTGCGATTGCGTTAGCGTCTCTTTCGATTTGGAAGAGAAGACCCTTGAACTTCTCAACAGACCAACGACCGTTGCTGTCAACGTCGAGGTCGAATTGACCAGCAGTTGCGGTGTTGTTAACAGCACCTTGCTCTGCAGTCTTGTAGAT